GCAGTATCCGACTCATAACCATGAGTATCCATCACCCAGGAGTACGGATGTATTTAATCAACGATAACGTTGTAATACATTCGGGCCCGGCGAGTGGAATGTTGCATTCAACCGCAGGTGTTACGAAGTCACAATTAAGTGATCACTCGCCCACACCTTTGGCATGAATCGATATATGGTAATTATCTCCTTAAAAGGTCGATAACTCTGTATACCTGAATCCTTCGGGGTTAATTCCTTTACGGAAAAACACTTCGAAGTACCTTCACAACATCTTTTTCTCCAAGACGGAGAATCGGACTTGCAACAGACACGAGTCTTCCTTGAAGCTCGCACGCTTTTTAGTGTGCGCCCCATCCACGTTTCAGGCGACTGCGGTGTGGCACCGCATAAACGCCAGGTTTGAGACCTGTTGATCCACACACAAGTGTGCGAAACAACTCATTCCAGCCGTGGACCCCGTAGTTCTGTAACACGGGTGTCACGACCCATCCCTTCACTTCACGACGCTGAAGATGTATGTTCCAACGAACATTCTTCTTCTCGTATGAATAGAAGTTACGATGCTGGTCTACTTCATGCCGTTTGAACCCGATTACTCGGGAGGTACGATACTTGTTCTGCTGACTTGGAATGTCAGTATGAATATCGATCTCATATTGCACGTAAGGAAGAGGCCCATAACGGGCTTCAACCTTACATTTAATATATTCAGCAGCACGCACGAACCCCGCTGCGTATAGAGCGTTTGACTGGCTCACATACGAAACGAGTTCCTCTGCGCTTAATCCACCGTCATGACACCATGTTTTCCGTAAACGGATGGGCGTAACGTCGATGCCTAAGTAGGCATCGCACCCACAGGATTCTCGAAAGAATCCTGAAACACAGCACTTTTGTTCGTTGAATACTAATCCAACGCGACTCAAATGCCGCATAATGATAGGATAAACTTCCCTATCACATATGATGTCATCACCGTAAACATACACCCGCGCTACACATTGTAGCCACGAGTAACTTGTATGTCTATGAACTGCAGCGACCGCTAGGGCATAGAAGATCATCGCTTCAACGGGAAAGCACAATGCTGACCCCATCGGAGCGAATTTCTTTAATGCTACCTGGCGACCATCGGGTAGGATCGTTGCATCACTTCGACACGCCATCATGGCCGTGAAGAAATGAAGCTCTCTCATAAGTCTTACGACTAACTTGAGAGATACACGATCCGACGCATCCTTCATATCTAATGTTACCCAGTCATCAGTGACTACATCGCGCTTCACAGCGCGAGACACAGTCCCACCCTGTTCGTTGGTTCGTACCTCACGGTACTTAATAACGGTTGGGCGGAATTGCTTGTAGAGTGACGATCCAAGCATTGCGAGTTCTCGATTAATATCCTGGCACGTAAAGTTTACGTGTCCCCTTGTCAAGGGGTGGTGTTCAACATGCTCAACGATTTGTGTCGCTAAGCCTTGTTGTAACCATTGGAACTCGAGTGGCTCGCACGATATGAGCCTAGGCCCTCTGGAATCCTTCGGGACGAGCACGACTTTCGCCGTGCCGCCCGTTAGGACATCCATCTGCGCTAACTGTTGTTTCAGGTGGTCAGCGTTCAATCCGAAGAATCTTCTTTTTGGGAAGATCCACTCGAAATCGTTCGCTTTATAGGTGCGTGAGAAGTTTGACTTCTCACCACCTCTTTCACCAGTTGCAACAGCGCCGGGTCCATGTCGTGGAATAGAATCCGTAGACAGAGGGACGCCGTACAAGCAATTAAGCATAAAATGCTCAGCTTCTTGTAGGAGGGGTTCGGACTCAGGAGGGAACTCTTGGTTAGAGAGTTCTTCTTCTGTACGGATGAATGAATTGATGACCGAGTCTTCGGTTTTCTTTTCATATGGTATTTCTAACTTATAGTTAAAGTAAGTTAGAGTTCGCAGTAGTTTGAGAGACTTGGCGATATCGAGCTTTGCGGCTCGATAACAGCCATCGAGTGGGCGATAATTAGGATGGTCGTCACTTAGAAATGACGTATCCTCTGTATCGCCCACAATCGAGTCTCCCTTAATTAAAGGGAGACCGTCGTGGTCGAATATACGCTGTAGGATTGTCCCCATAAACAGGGGCAACTCCGACCCGGATTCTTTTTTGAACCCAGGTACGTACAGCGGTTCGGTCCCTTGCAAAGCCTTATCAACAGCTTTGCCGAATGCGGGAAGGGTTTTCGTCAAAAACGAAATCCCCTCTGCATCTACCCGACGCGCAATTTCTCGTGCGTCGAGTAAAGACCCCACACTGTCTTTGGTAGACAGCATCTCAGTTATGTCACGGTGAAGCCGCAACGTTAAGGACTTATAAAAGTCCAGGCTATTATGATTCCCCATAAGGGTATGATCTCCTAGCCTAACTAATGCTGACGTCACCGAACGCCCTATGTACTGGTTGTGTTAGCCTTCGCCAGCGAGAATTCTCGCTACGAGGGCGTCACCATATTCCGGCTTACCGTAACCATCCCCGTCCGGCTCCCCCAAAAGGAGGAGTGAAAGGAGACGAATACGGACTGCTCGGATATGCGCGGGTGTCACGACGGCCTTGGGAAGGCCGATGATCACTTGCACGAAGCCAGTAGCAGATCGACCATCCGCGTCGAGGATTTTGATCTCGTCGCGAATGGAAGTTCGCTTAGTTCCGAATGGTTTGCTCTCTTTCGTTTCCGAAGAGGCAATCGTCATCTTAGTCTCGAGCAAATCTGCTCCAACTAAGATGGTTCCCACTCGGACGGTGCGCCCAAGTTCGCTCTGATCAATGAGCGCAAGCGAGGAATTTTCCCCGAATTGCAAATGTTGATCAGCGACCAAGGTTGCACCAACAATAATCGGATCTTTCAGCATAAGCTAGGTCCTTTTTAGTTCTAAGCAGGGCACCAGAAACACATAACTTGCGTTATATGCAACTAGCACCGTGCACCCGGCTCACGCCGGCTGTGCTAGACTGTCGGTTTCCTTCATCGAAGTAAATTATCGATGAATCGAATCAATCGGTTAACCAAGCCACCCTCACGGATGGCACGAAGTGCAGTAACTCCAGTTTTATGGAGAAACCACACCTTGACAGACGCTACGATCCATTCGAGTTTCGTCATCATGACTAGATCAATCTGGTCGCGCGTTCCAACGAGGTAAGCGTTGTGCTACAAGGCCCGCCGCGATGTTAAATCGCCGCAGACTGATTAGCGAAACGTCACCCTGGTTTTTCCCTACTAACTGAGGTATATGCGGTATGAACCGCTTCCTCACGTAGGACTTGTATGTCTCCGAGCCAATGTGGGCCCCATTATAAGGGTCCGCATAAGCTCCATAGGCATACCAGTCGACGTCGGTGATGATTTTGATTGCTTCACAGTAATCAA